GGTACTGGTGCGCGTACAGTAGCTATATTTGGGGTTGACGCAGACTATAACGAGGTTAGCGAATCAGTATTATTAGATGGACAAAATTCTGTAAATACAGGGAATAGCTACCTTTATATAAACGGGTTTTACGTAACTACAGCAGGTTCAGGCGGCGTAAATGCGGGTAATATTAATGCAGGTACAGGCGTAGTAACAGCAGGTGTTCCAGCAGTGCTATACGACATCATTGCAACTGGCTACAACAACCGCACAACTGCGCATTACTGTGTTCCAGCTGGATACACAGGCTATTTAACTACAGGCGGTGTCACTACAGGGCAGGTTACTGGTTCTACTTCTGTTACTGCGTTCCTTAAACAGCGTGGCACAGATGGTATTGTTCGTGTAGGTGCGGTATCAACGCTAAATAACGGCTCTGCGCAGTATGATTTTACATACCCATACATTGTACCGGAAAAGAATTGCATAGGAGCAACTGCAATAGGTTCTTCTGCAAACAACTCTGCAAGTGCATATTTCAATATAGTATTAGTTAAAAACTAACATTACTGGTAGTTAGGGTAAATTATGTACTCAGGAGATGAAAGAAGAGTGAATAATACGGAGCTGTTGGCGCTTATACAAGCTACGATTAAAGAAACGATAATCCAAGTAGCTTCAGAGCATCCACTAACACCAGAAGAGATTACTTGGGTTAGATTAGCAATTAAAGCAGAAGCTAAACGGGATGCCTTTAGGCAAGCGGTTATTGATAAAACACTAACAGGTCTGATAGTAACAATGCTAAGTGCGCTAGGAATATATTTGTTACAATATTTTAACGCGCATTGGGACTGGACAAAGTAGTAGTAATTTAACTAAGGAGAAATATTATGGCTGGAAGAGGAATGGGCGCAGCAACAGGTGGTGGTGGTTGTATTGAAAAAGGCCCTAGAAACAAGATGGTATCAGAAACTAGTAAAACTACAGGTCCTGTGTTTTTAGCTGAGGGTGGTGACGTAAGTCCTCACAAACGTATGGCAATGGGCATGAAATGTGGTGGTAAAGTTAAAAAAATGAAAAAAGGTGGCGGTTGCTAAATGGCTACTTCAGGTACCACGATATTTGATCTACAGATTGACGAGCTTATAGAGGAGTCTTTTGAACGTTGTGGCATGCAAATGACCAACGGAAATCAACTTAAAACAGCTCGTCGTTCACTCAATCTAATGTTTTTAGAGTGGGCAAATCGTGGCCTGAACCTTTGGACTATTGAACTTGCTACAGCTAACCTGACGGTCGGTCAAATAGAAGTTGTGTTGGATACGGATACTGTAAACGTGCTCTCAGCCGTTATCAGAGATTTGGCCCAAAGCCCTTCTGTAGACATTGTAATTGATAGGATTAGTCGTGCCGAGTACTTGCATATTCCGGATAAATCAACACAGGCAAGGCCTGCCCAGTTATATGTGGAACGTACCAACATTCCTAAAGTATACCTGTACCCAACGCCTAGTGCCTCCAATTTATATCAACTTAGGTACTATCGTATTAAACGAATGGACGACGCGGGGGAATACTCCAATACAGCGGATGTTAATTTCCGTTTCTTGCCTTGTCTAGCTGCTGGACTGGCTTATTACTTGTCTCTTAAATTTACTCCTGATCGTACGCCCGCTTTAAAAGCGCTATATGAAGAAGAGTTTGCACGTGCAGCGGCAGAGGATAGGGATACCGCAAGCGCCCACTTTGTACCAGACGTAATGGGATATTAATGTGGCATATGCTTCTGGTAAGTACGCGTTTGGATTATGCGATTACTGCGGACAGCGGTACCCGTACAACGTATTAAGAAAAAACTGGCGCGGATTTAAAGTCTGTCCAGACGACTATGAACCAAAAGAGCCTCAGCTAGAGCCCTTGCAGTTTGTGGCAGATGCCCAAGCCCTTGAGCAACCTAGGCCCGATCGAGTAGAGCCTCTGGTTGTGTTTGTAGGAGCGCCTGGAGACACGGCGTTTCAGAGTAGAGGAAGTGCAACGAATACCATAGATATGCGTCCTGCTACAGAAGATAGGGATTTATATGCAGTAAGTGCGCTAGGAACAGTTACGGTGGAAATAACATGACATATGATGAACTAGTAACAAATATTAGAAACTACACCGAAGTGGGCAGTAATGTATTTACTGAGCCTGTGATTAATACATTTATTACAATGTCTGAAAATAGGATTCTTAGGGACATCGACCTTGATGACTTTAAAAAAGAATCTACCGGAACGATGACAAGTGGCAATAGATTTTTAACGGCTCCGACTGACTTGCTTACACACCGGTACCTAATCTTAACAGATGCAGCCGGTGATCAAATTTTCCTAGAATTTAGAGATACCTCTTTCTTAAAAGAATATTGGGTAGATGGCACTACAACGGGTGTTCCTAAATTTTATTCCGTATGGGATCAAAACACGTTTTACATTGCCCCTACCCCTAATGCCAACTTTTCAGTAGAAATAGGTTATATTCGCAAGCCTACTACATTATCTTCTACTAATACCGAAACATGGGTCAGTATTAACGCCCCTGAGGCGCTTTTATATGCTTGCTTGATACAAGCCTATAGCTATACAAAAGGACCTCCAGACATGATGGCATACTTTGAAAATAGCTACAAACAAGCTATTCAAGGGCTTGGTGTGGAGCAACAAGGTCGCCGTCGCCGTGATGAATACAGGGATGGTATGGCCAGGCTTGTTGTCCAGTCTCCTTCACCTAACTAAGGACTATAAATGGCTATTACACAGACCTTATGCTCCTCCTTTAAACAAGAACTCTTGCAGGCATTGCATGATTTTGAGGTGGTGGGAGGCAATACCTTTAAGATTGCCTTATATACAAATACGGCAACGCTTAATGCCTCCACTACTGTCTATACAACAGTAGGAGAAGTGGCTGCAAGCGGTTCATATACTGCAGGAGGGGGTACTCTAACGAAGGTTGGTACTTCGGTATCTGGAACGATTGGCTACACCAGTTTCAGTGATATTTCATTTACCGCATCAACTATTACAGCATTTGGGGCTTTAGTATATAATGCATCAAATGGCAATAGGGCCGTGGCGGTGTTAAATTTTGGATCAGAAAAGGTTTCAGTAAATAATACATTTACCATTCGTTTTCCCCCAAATAATGCGTCAAGCGCTATTATTAGAATCATCTAAGGAGTTATTTATGTTTAAAGAAAAAGTACAAATGGCGGATGCATGCGAAGCTTCAGTAGACCGAGGTGCTAATCATTCTGAATCAACCAGCATTTCAGGCTATTACACCGTTGAGTGCCATGATGCTAGTGGCTCTTTAAAATGGAAAGACGATATCCACAATCTAGTGACCACAGTAGGTAAAAACCTAACCATGGACACCGTATTAGGTAATTCTGCCTCAGGTGCTGTAGTAATGGGTCTAAAAGGTGTAGGTACAGCTGATATCGCTGATACACAAGCCTCACACGTTACTTGGGATGAAGTTGGCGGTGCTAATGCTCCGACATACACAGGCACTCGTAAAACTCCAACATTTGGTTCAGCATCAGGTGGTGTTAAAACTACATCAGCAGCAGTTGTATTTGCAATGACAGGTTCTGGTACAGTGGCAGGTTGTTTCATCAATATTGGTGGTTCAGCTACTAAAGACGATACAACAGGCACCTTGTTCAGTGCAGGTGACTTTACTGCCGGCAATAAGATTGTGACATCAGGCGATACATTATCTGTTACATACGCTGCAACAGCTGCTTAATTAGGAGCCACAAATGGCGTTAGTCTTACGGGATAGGGTAAAAGAAACCGCTAATTCGCCCGGTACGGGCACGGTAACACTGCTTGGAGCCTCCACAGGCTATCAGTCTTTTTCCGTTATCGGTGATACTAATACATGCTACTACTGTATTGCAGACCAAGGTGGCCCAAACTGGGAAGTTGGTGTAGGTACTTATACAATTTCAGGTACTACATTAGCTAGAACAACTGTTTTAGCATCATCTAATGGGGGGTCACTAACTAACTTCTCTTCTGGTACACAAGATGTTTTTGTAACCTATCCTTCTGAAAAGGGTGTGTGGTTAGATGCATCAGGCAATGCAATTGGTTTAGGTACACCAGCAGCGTTTGTAGGTACTAATATCACAGGTACAGCATCAGGTTTAACCGCAGGTACTGTAACTACTAACGCTAACTTAACAGGTGGCGTGACTTCTGTAGGTAATGCGGCA